CCTCGGTTTGCGTAACATATTAAGAGTCACCAATGTGGTAGCCTAGATTACTAGGATAATACATACACATTTAATGACCCGTAGACGAACAATCCATGGCGCATCTCAAAATGTGACAGTAGTCAACGGGCACCTCATATTCATCAAAGATATCGGGGTTCCATAACTCTATCACAGTTTCGATGTCAAGCTGTTCGGTAATGGTGATGCCAAATGCGTTCATAAACGACAAACGGGTGGTTGTGTCTATGGTGTTGGGTCTTACGTTCAAAGCATATCCCTTAACACGATATGCCATATCTTGGAAATCTGGATTACCATCTAACATCTTGCGAACATCGCATACTACTCCCAAACTAATTAGTTTGAGCGCCAATGCTTGTAGTATTGGCACTCCAACATTAAGTGCTAGTTCGCAGGACCCTATAGCATAGAACATCTTACGTCTCATGCGTTGGTCCCTAAGTTTTATGAATCCAGTGGTAGAATTAGATAACACCTTATATGGATTCCTAACAAATTTCCAAGTTCCTTGAACGTTCACTGGGGAACTTTGGCAAAACACCACACTCTCTAGATTGTAAGCCTTATTCTCGACTTTGAGTTCTTGACCAAAATCGAGAAACACCGAGGGTAGCCCTACGACTCGGTGCATATCCCGCCTTTCAATTATGATTAGGCAGTCATCCCCATCATCCATAATGTCATATTTTATCCCTATAGCATCAAAAACATTAATGGCCATTGCGGTCATTAACAAACAATTTCCTAGTGCAGTGTTGTAATCCCCAGACATTCGTTTACCACGCGTGGTATATCTAATACCATTCCTGGTTTTGCACCTATTAATCAATTGCCAGGATAATAAGCGCGCCAACAATGGATCCCTACACTTGCTATTATAAAACGAATGTTCCAACTGTAAGAGTTCATAAGACACATGTTTATCCCACCTCGAACAATCGAGTGAGAACACCACGTATTCATCGAACCTCTCAGTTTTTCTAATCAGCAAGTTAGCTCTTTGAACTTGGTTCATGCCCTTTACAATAACTCTGGATGGAAATCCAAACTTGTTCTTATAGACTGCATGTTCCAAGGGTTTTAAC